TCTCTAATGGAAAGCTTTTTAATATAACATCTTGATATGGAGCTGCAGGATGAACTGTAACCATATATGGTGTATATGCATTTTTCCATATAATATCGTTTAATGGGGTGATACCATTTACTGTAATCTTTAAGTGGTCAGGAGTAAGAGACTTAATAGTATGAACAGTTTCAGATGATATATCACTATTAGCATATGAGACATTACCATCTACATTATAACTACTAGTTACTAGTGTAGCTACTAACGTAATTGGAGATATTGAATTGTCTAGGTTTTGTGATGGTAAATCATCAACATATAAACATTCAATTTCTGCAGATAACCCAACTATTGTACCTATACTTGGTGACACACGATTACCATATCGATCTATAATGATGGGAGTATAATCAGATATTACAATATCATGTATTGTATTACCGGAAAGGTCGGTAAATTTCCATTGAGGTTTTAAGTGTGACCACTTCTGTTGAGGTTCTTGCCATGGTTGAGATTTAGACCCTCTTGAATACAATTTGACGCTCGGTAGTATATCATCAACACAAGATGATGATAATTGAATAATGAATGGAATATTCTGTGGTACTGATTGATACGTACTAGGAGCTCCATCAACCCACCGTATATTATCTTCAATATAATTATATACAGATAATGTTGTAAATATCGTTTTTACTTCATCATTATGACCATTTGCAGAATTTGGAATAACTATAGAGTATGATACTTCATATATACCCTTACTGTTAAAGGTATGTGTGGGTGTATGATCATAACTGTAATCACCATCACCAAATTGCCAGATTTCTTGATATGGTACATTACCACCGGATATGTGGTTAGATGTAAATATCCCAGTAAAAGTTACTGGGGTAGCTTTTGCATATATAGTACTTGTATGATCAACAGATATACTAGTAAGATTATCTAAGATATTACTCATTAATATTCGACGGATTGGGTACCATTAACATATGAACTCTCTATTACAATATTACTAATTACAGAGTCTAAATTATAAAAAAACGGAAATTTAAATTCATCTAGCACTATATTTTTTGTGGTTTGTTGTATATCTTGAGGATATATGGGGTTCCATACTAATAATGATATACCATCTACATAGAATGATGAATCTTTACGTTTAGTAAAGATTTTCTTCACGCCACTGATATTTAATATCTGATCATTAATACTAGACACATCTATAGTCTGACCTAATGAACATTTTGCATTACTAAAATATGTCTGTAAAATATCCTTAATTTGTAATTTAATATATGTTAAATCAGCTTTAGAATTATCATTAGGTATTATTGATAGATACGTATTATTTCTATCATTTACGCTTATATCTGTAATACTATCATTCACTCCCAGCGTTACTGCAGTATATACAGGATCAATTAATATGATTTCAGCTGTTGTGGTTTTTTGTGTATTGACCGAATTTATAATACTTTCTTTCTGTGCGGGGGTTAGATAGTTAACTCTAACACCATCAACATACCGCTCAATTTTCGGTACAGTAAACACGTATATATTGTTAAAGTTACACGCATCTGCGAAACATAGTTGATTAAAAAATATACGAGATTCTTTATTCGGAGATGATAATCCGATATTATATAAGTATTTTACATATTCGGATAAATACCCCCAATTATTAGTAATTTTAACATCTCTTACTATATTAGAGAAATTTGCTTTAATATATGATTCATAATCATCTAATGTTACTAATCTAAACTGAGATCTAAAAACTTTTGGTGCATTTATCCTTATACTATCAACACCTTCAGCTATATCATACTTGGTTGATATGGTATTATTAGTAAATATGAGTTTTGATAAATCACCCGTTGTTATAACATTAGATGTGTTATCATATATATCACTCAATATATTATTAAGTTGTATGGTATTATACATTACTACACTCTTATTATTAATAGCACCAACACCTACCTCACCATCACTACCTCTTGATTCTAGATAATATACCGCAACAACATCTCCAGTATTAAGCTGTTTACCATTAATACCATTACCAAACTTTATTTCATATCTCTTACTTTCGTTAAGACGAATTTCTACTACCTCTGAATCCTTATTTTCTAAAAACAATGTAGGTACTGCATCCCATTTTGACCATTTACCATCAGTTACATTCTTAACATATACGTCAATATTAAAATGATCTATATTAACAGTATCACCAGGGGTTAATGTCAATACCTCATTTTCACTACCTATAGCTGTATATGTTGGATATTCTACCCATTTACCCTGATATAGTAAATTCTGATTACTCATATCTCTCAGATATTCAGTACTAGATGTAGTTTTTATAAATGTAACATCGGTATTAAACGAGTATATGATACCATCTAACCTAAAAAATGAATATCTAGGTAATATGTAACTACCTACAGCTAAAGTATTTTGAGCTGATACATCAAAAGTTAATGTTGATGTTTGATTACCTATAGGTTTATAGTCTATAAGTTTTACTAACCTACTGATATTTTCATATACATTAGTATCTGAAAATAATGTATTTGTAGATGTACGATTTAAATAAAAAAGTAACGATTGATATGTATATGCAAATACTTCTATCAATGAAGATATATTACTACCTTCATAGTTTTGATCTGTAAAAGCTCCTATTTCGTTTAATCTATCTACTATCAACTGCTTAACTGTTGATGCATCAAATGAAAGATATTTTGTTTGTTGTGCGGTTGACATTGTTAAATGAATGTAAAATTAGTATTTTCTGACAATACAGCGTTAAGTGTTAATGAATCCCTTGATGATAATAGTGGTACTCTAATAATAAGAGTAATAGTATATTGTTTATCATCAGAATTACCTGACACTTTTATCTTATCAACTACCACTCTAGGTTCAAACCTTGTAATACCGTTTAATATAGTTTCACCTATCATGTTTGCTGTACTTGTAGTGACCGGTTCAAATAAATATTGAGACAAATTTAATCCATAATTAGGACTAAGCAGCTTCTGTCCGGGTATAGTATTAAAAAGGTTTGATATTGAGTTTTTTATTGCATCAAGATCAGTATCAACGAGAATGTCTCTTGGTGTATTAATTGGATAACCAACCACATCTAGATGTAAATCAGTATATGTAACTGATGTAGATCCAGTATATGTTTTTTTGAGGTTGTCTATTGTAATTGACGCCATTACGAATACTTACATTGTATATTCAATCATTAAACCCTAAGTATACATACAAAACAAACTTATGTATACTCTTAGCACATCGAAATTTGAAACACACATTAATGAAATGTTTGATAGATTCACTGATGGTGGTGGATTTCTTAAAGGTGATGTAGTAAAATTAAAGAAATCTGCAACATCATCAGATTGGTTTAAACAGCAAGCATCTTCAGTTCAAGATAAACTACAGCAAATGATAGAGAAGTCTAATAGAGTATATAGAATCTCTGCACTTAAATCAGAAATACCGAGATCTGCAGGTTCATTTGGTATGGGTCAACCCATAGCTGCTGTTGCTGATGTTGTAAGAGAAGTTAACCCTAGCTTCTGGATGGATCCTGTTACTATACCCCTACAATATCTTGAAACGATAGACGTCGGCGTTAATATGCCCCCATATGATAAAGATCTCATACGTCCGGATAATAGCAACATCAAACCATCCGATTCAATCAATAATACTGATAAAATAAGCGCGAATCAAACCATGGCTAATACAGACGATAGAATATTAGCTAACAAATACCAAACTATTAAATATGGAAACAAATGGGATGATAAGAAGCCTGGTGGTGGTAATATACCTTCTCAATTTTTAAAAAGAGATCGTAGACAGCTTGGTCGTTAATGAAATCTCTAGAATCCATATACAATTCAATATTAGTAGAAAATCAAAATCCATATAATATCGATTTTGATTTACTAAAGGAATGTATTGATGGTGATTATACAATTAATGATGATGGATCTATAGATGTGGACGGTGATGTAGATTTAAGTTGTAAAAAACTAACTAAAATCCCTTTCAAATTTAGAAATGTGAGTGTTTATTTTACTTGCAGTAATAATCAACTCACATCACTAGAAGGCGCCCCTAATACTGTGGGTGGTAGTTTTAGTTGTCATAATAATCAACTCACATCTTTAGAGTGTGCCCCTAATACTGTGGGTGGTAATTTTTATTGTCATAATAATCAACTCACATCTTTAGAGTGTGCCCCTAATACTGTGGATGGTAATTTTTATTGTCATAATATCCTTAATCTACCCTATTCAGAACTATTTAAAATAGTTGATAAAGTTGACGGTGATATTTTCTATTCATCAGTAACCACACCAGAAGATAAGGATAAGATTAGAATAGATAGAGATGTTAAAAACGTATTAAAAGATGATGAGTTAGGGGATTTAGATATCTAAATAAAAAAGCTCCCAACTATTAATAGTTGGGAGCTTTTATTATAGTGGTGGACTTATTTTTCCTACTTTAGATATTTTATTATTAGTGGTATCGCTTAGATCCGTCGTATTACCTTTCAATATAAGGTAAGCCCGTAAACATGCATCTCTCAATTCTTGATCAATTACCGGTTCTTCCACAGTTACTGAATCAACAGCATTCGCTAATGAACTGTAAACTGCTTGACCGTATGTAATATAAACCAACCCCGAACTATACACATACACTCTCTGTATGGACCATTGAGCAGTACCTACAGTTGCTAATGTACCGGTACCATCATCATATTTAGTAGGATCTACTGCAGTAGTACTCGCAGTAGTTACAAATCTACCACTACCGTCTCTATATCCATATATAAAGGATAGTGGGGCTATAGCTGATAAAGAAGTAACATTAGGTGATTTATGACTACTGCTATAGTTAGAGCCAAGCCTGAATATAGAGCCAGCAGATTTTTTAATAGATAGTGTAGCTCCATTATTAGATATTACATTACCATATGTATTAACAGGTCCAACCGCGTCAATATAATCAAATAATAATAAGGGTATGTTATATTCAACTTTAGGTACACTTACTACTGCATTAATAGATGATAGATTATTATGTACAGTTTTACCTAGATAAATATAATCTCGTAATTCTGTAGATGTTGGTATTGCAGATAATTGCACTATACTTCCGGTATTATCTATTAGTATCTGTGTAGCAAATGAATTAGATAATCTAAGATCAGTAACACCAGTATAGTTATTCCATGACACTCGAGTGACTGTAGGATGATATGGATCCGTATAATTATCAACTACATAACCACTACCAGCAGATACGTCAAATTTTGTATTATCTACATTTAATGATAATATACCACCAGATAGATGACCGGTACTATACAATTGACCTACTACATCTAGTGCTTGATCATATTTCTGTACATCAGTACCTATACCAACACCTAGATTTACTCTAGCAGCACTTGCTGTAGATGAACCAGTACCACCATTAACTACAGTTAATACACCATTTACTTCTGAATCAAGATCAATAGCAGATCCTAACTTTGTATATGTGTTTGGATATAATTTAGTATCAATATAAGATCCCATATATCATACTTAAGATATATGAAAATGTTATTATTCAGTTAAATTATGAGGAATTTCTTGATATATATCATTATATTTATCTAACAGATATTTCTCAAGATCATCCACCGTTTTTATTAATTCAATCCGATCATTTATACTTTGATCTAGACATTTCACTAATAATTTTACTACATCTAAATCTGATAAAGCTCTACCATTCAATATGAGACAATCATTCGGTAATATTCCAGAT